TCCTCGGACGGCGCGGGCAACCTGACGCTGAACATCAGCCCGGCCATCATCACGGCGGGTCCGTTCCAGAACGTGGTTGCGGCGCCGACCAACGGCAACGCGCTCACGTTCGTGGGCACGGCGTCGACGCAGTACGCGCGCAATCTCGCGTGGCACGAGTCGGCGTTCACGCTGGGTTGCGTCGATCTGGTCGACGTGGGCCAGATGGGCGCGTGGGGCGCGCGTCGCCAGTGGAAGGGCATTTCCCTGCGTGTGGTGCGCCAGTACGCGATTGCTACGGACACGGTGCCGGCGCGCGTTGACGTGCTCTATGGCTGGGCGGCGCCGTACCCCGAGTTGGCCTGCCAGCAAGTCGCGGCGTAAGCCGCACGCAAGCGGTTCCTCCGTGGTATTTCCGGGCGCTTTCGGGCGCCCGGTTTTCTCCCTTCGCGGGAGCGAGAAAGGGGCATCAAATGGCAATCGGCAAGATCAAGCACGTGTACTTCGGCCCCAAAGACCCCGAAACGGGCGAGCCTGCGGAAGAGCCGGTGTACGTTCACCAGGAGTACCCGCGCACGCTGTATCACCCGGATTGGCCGGGCTTCCCGCGCGAGGGCAAGGTGTTCGACGACGAGGCGGCCGTGACGGCGGCGCTGGCCGATGGCTGGGTGCGCAATCCGGCCGATGCGGACGCGATCACCGAGCCGTCGCAGGATCAGTTGCGCGCGATCGAGGAAGCGAAGTTCGCGGCCAAGATCGGCAAGCCGGTTGACGGCGAAGCGGCCCCGCGCAAGGTCGGACGGCCGCCGAAGGCGTAACGCATGACGACGGCGCGCGATCTCGTCACGGCGGCCATGCAGCGCAACGGGACGCTGATGCAGAACGAATCGCTCGCGGGCGAGGATGCGGCTACGGCCCTGTCCTCGCTCAATCTCATGCTCGACGCCTGGGCGCTCGAGCGGCTGATGATCTACGGCACGTACGTCGACACGCTGACGATGACGCCGTTGACCATCGCCTACTCGTCGTCGCAACTGGCGTCGGGTCTGCGGCCGGCGGCCAAGCCGCTGGCGGTCAATGTCCGGTTTCCGGGGCAGCCGATCGACTGGCCGGTGGAGATCATCGGCGAGAAGGTCTACCAGGATTTGACGCTCAAGTCTGCGCCGGGGATTCCGACGCGGGTGTGGGTCAACCAGACGATGCCGCACATGGCGTTCACCTTCTGGCCGGCGCCGTACACCAATTTTACCGCGCGGTTCAGCGTGTGGGGCTTCCTGGGTGGCGGGGTGCTGACGCTCGACACGGTGCTGACGCTGCCGGCGGGGTACCAGGCGTGCATCGTCGACAACCTCGCGGTGCGGGTGGCCAAGGATTTCGGCAAGTCGGTGGACGACGAGTTGCGCTCGTCGGCCACGATGTTGAAGGCAGCAGTGAAGCGGAGCAACACGGAGCCGCGGGAAATGCGCACGGAGCTTCCGGGCGCGACCCGCACACGGTACGACATCAACGGGGATCGATAACCATGCCTGCAGGCGTTGCGAACTACGGAACGACGGGAACGGATCGGCTGACGCTCGATCATTGCGAGCTGATGCCGGGGCTCATTTGGGCGGTGGAAGTGCGCGAGGAAGTGACCTCGGGCGGCATCGTGCTGCCGGACGTGGAGGACGCGCAGAAGGTCCGCGTGGGCTGCTGCTTCCTCCGCGGCCCGGGCGAGGTGGACGACAACGGGAACGAGAAACGGTGCTTCATCAAGGCCGGCGATTACTTCCTGTTCGGCAAGTACCAGAGCGGCGGCGAGCCGTTGAAGATCAACGGCGTGACCATCCTGCAATTCCGGCAGGGCGATGTCGCGGCCAAGCTGCTGGTGCCGACGACGGCGATGGTGGCGGCGGCCGACAAGGTGCGCGCGTCGCTGGTCGACGCGGGCCCGACGCTGCAGGCGGTGGCGTAGGGCGATGCCGAAGGCGATCGTCCCGCTGTTCGGGTCGGGCACCTTCGGCAAGTCGTCCAACGTCACGGCGCAGCGGCGCGTGAACCTGTACGCGGAGACGTTCAACGACCCGGACAAGACGCCCAAGGCGTTCTACCCGCGGCCGGGGCTGCTCAAGGGTTTCAACGACGCGAACTCGGCGAGCTCGTTTCCGGGTGGTCCTTTCCGCGGGATGATTGTGGTGCCGTCGCCGAGCGCCCCGAACGTCGGCGAGTACGTCTACGCTGCGCAGGCGGACCGTTCGTGCTTGGCGACGTACGCTGGGCGGTTCTTGACCTCGGACGCATTCTTTCTCACGTCGTCCGGGCCGGTGCAGTTTGCCAGCAACGGGACAGCAACGCTGGCCGTCGATGGCGTTACCGGCTACGCCATGGGCATTGGTTCAATGGCCGTGGCGGGGGTCGCGAACTTCCCCAACGGCGCGCGCTCCATTTGCTTCATTGCCGGCCGCTTCGTGGTCGACGATCCGTCGAGCGCGGGCAAGCTCCGGTGGTCGGGCGTGTACGACTTCACGGACTGGGATCCGCTGAACTTCGCCACGGCGGAAAGCAATCCAGACCCGCTGATGCAGGTGTTCGAGCGCGGCGGCGAGCTCCTGCTGTTCGGCACTCGCACCTTGGAATTCTGGCAGCCAAGCGGCGACGCCAGCGTGTTCCTGCGTGTCGGTGGCTCGGGGATCGACTGGGGGCTCGCGATCTTCGACACGCCGCGCAAGGCGAACGATTCGGTGCTGTTCCTCGGGCGCAACTTGGGCGGTCAGCCGCAAGTGTGCAGGCTTGATGGGTACACGGTGCGCGTGGTATCCACGCCCGATGTCGAGAAGCGGATCAACGCGGCGATCGGATCCGGCGCGAACGTCACCACGTCCGTCGTCACGCACTCCGGGCACACCTGGTACATCGTTAACCTTGTCGACACGTCGTTCACCTATGATCTGACGACGGGCCTGTGGGACGAGTGGCAGACGACGGACGCGGTGACCGGGCAGGCGGGGCGCTGGGCTGGAAATTACTCGTCGCAGTACCGCAACACGTCGATCGTCAGCGACTACCGTGATGGGCGCGTGTACTACCTCGACGCGGACCGCTACACCGACGACACAACGCCGATCGTGCGCGAGTTGATTTCTCGCCATGCCTTCGTGAATCTCGAACGCATGACGCTGTGGGAGCTGCAACTCGATCTTGAGGGCGGCGTCGGCATCAGCACCGGGCAGGGAAGCGATCCGCAAATAATGATGCGGATCAGCAAGGACGGCGGTCACACGTGGAGTAGCGAGCGGTGGCGCGGCATCGGACCGCAGGGGCAGTACCGCAAGCGCGTGGTGTGGCGCAAGCTCGGTGTCTCGGATGATTGGGTGTTTCACTTCCGCGTTTCTGACCCGGTAAAAACCGTGTTCATGAACGCGGCCGCGGACTTCGGCAAGTAGCGTGGCGATCCAACTCGGCGCCATCCCCTCGACAGCGGCGCAACTGGTGGACGAGCAGGGGCGCGCGACGCGACCGTTGCAGGCGCTGTTCACGGCGATTCGCTCGGCGTTCGCTGCGGTGCCGAGCAGCAGCGGGCAGGGCGACATCTGGCGCAATCGTCGCGTCAGGGTTGCGGAGATATTCGCCGCGGGCGGCCAGTCCATCGGAATGCCGCTGATTATTCCGAGTTCCACGCCGACTCCATCGTCCGCGTCCTACTACGCGAGTTTGGCGCGGGGGAGGTTCACGACCGCAGCCGGCGCGGGATCGGCGGCCGGGTACAACGGCGCATTGAGCTCGCTTTATTACTGGCTCGGGAACGCTGCGGGCTTGGGTGGCTTCCGCGTGGAAATCCGCTTCGGCATCGACACCACGGTGGCCACTACGCGGGTTGGGTTTGGGCTTGCGGCTGGTGCGCTGACGCTCAATGCCAATGATCCATCGGCTACGCTGAATTGCATCCTGTGCGGCGCGGACAGTGCCGACACCACGCTGCAGGTGATGAGCAACGACGCGGCCGGCGTCGCGACCAAGGTCAACCTGGGTGCCAACTATCCAATCGTCAACAACGCGGTGTACCGCGTGGTGTTCGAGACGGTCGCGAACAGTCAAATCGTCACGTACACGGTGACGCGCGAGGACACGATCGTGGCGCCGGTGACCGGCACGATCAGTGCCGATTTGCCTTCAAACACGACATTCCTTGGCGTTGTTGCTTACGTCGGCAATGGCGCTACCGCAGCCGCTGCGTCCATGGGTCTGGTGCGCGTGCTGGCCGAAGAAACCGTCCCACAATAGGAGCGAAACATGGGCTTTTCACTCTACGACCTCGCGCGTGGCGGCTTCGGGACCAATCCCGGCAACAGTTACGGCTACGGGTCGCGGCCCAAGGCTGGCGTGCCGAGCGGCTACGGCGCGACGGACCCCGGCAACGGCGTTGGCACCGGATCGAACGTCGGAAGCGTGCTTGGCATGCCGGGCTTCGGCGCGAACATCGGGCGGCCGTCCGCGCCTGCGACCACGATGCCCTACAGCGGCTACGACTACGGCTCGGGGTCCACGGCCATTGGCACGCCCGGCGCGAACGGTGCGGACGTGGGCGGCGGATTCGGCACACCGACCTACGCGACCGGCGTATCGGGCGGTGCTGACTTGAGCGGCATGCCGTCCTCGTCGCCGATGTCGTCGTCGGTCGCGGGCTCGAGCACGATCAACAACGGCATGACGGGCGGCAACTACGGTTCAAGCCCTGGCGTCACCGCCGGCACCTATAGCGGCACCGGCATGGGCGCGAACCCCGGCGGGACGACGATCAACCCGACCAACTATGCCGGGAAGCCGACCTTCGGCGCCGGTACCAACGGCTGGCGCAGCGTGTGGAACGGCGATCCGTTCGCCGTTCAAGGTTCTGCCGGCGCGGCCAACGTGGGACTGATGGGCAAGATTTCGCACGGTTTCGACCCTGCGACTGGCCAATGGCACCAAGGCGAAAATCACTCCAACCAGGGAGCACCCATGAAATTCGACGACGGCTTGGCGGCGCAACTCGCGCAAGCGGGCATCACGCTCACTCCGCAGCAACAGGCGATGTTGGACCAGTTCAAGCAACAGGCGGGTGCGACCTCAGCGCAGAACGCGCTGTACGCGCAGGCGTTCGGCGGCAACGACAACGAGTCCCGGACCAACCAGAACTCGTGGGTGCAGAACTTCGTGAGCACGAACGGCGCCAACCAGCAAGCGGCCTACGAACAGTTGGCGGCCCGCGCGCCTCACGATCCGGTCGCGCAAATGCAGATGGAAGCCCTCAATCGCTACTACGCCACGATGCCCGATCCGGGATATGCGGCGTTTCAGGCCAGCGGCCAACCGGGAACCTATGCCGGCGCGACGTACGCCCCGCCCGCGTGGTGGTACGGCTCGTCGGGCGCGCAGCCGTCCGTGGTGGGCGCGCCGGGCCCGGCATCGCAGCCGGTGGCCGGCATGGGTCGCAATACCAACGGCGCGTACAAGCCCTAGACCGTGGCCGCGCCGCTCGAAACCTTCCTGCGGGCGTACACCTCGGGCGCCAACGTCTTTACGCCCGAAATGCTCGATCACTTCGGCGGCAAGGACGCGCTGCTGTCGGCGCTGCGCACGTTCGACCCGAACGCGCAGGCGACGGTGACCGACCTTGGTGGCGGTGAGGGCGGTAGCAGTGGGCAGGGCGTGCGGTTTGATTTCGACGTGAGCAAGGCGCCCACGTCGAAGGGCGGCACGCTGGGGCTCGATCTGCGCAACTCCAACTTCGGGCAGTTGAAGAACAAGAACGCGGTGTTCGCGGACGACAACTACGGCAGCGTGACGAACAGCCGGAACGTGGTGAAGCCCACCGATCCGTTGTGGGTGAAGCTCGCGCCGCTCGTGGTGGGCGCGCTGGCGCCGATGGCGGGTGCGGCGATGGCTGGTGCTGGCATCGGCGGCGCCGCGGGGTTGACGGCCGGCGCGACGGGGAGCGGGCTTACCGGCGCGTCGTCGCTGCCGTCGTGGCTGACCTCGCAACTGGCGAAGGCGCCCACGTACGCAGGGCAAATCGCCGGGGGCAACTTCAACCCGGTGTCGATGATCGCCAACGCCGCGCTCGGGCAGGGCGCGGGGATGCTGGGTGTCGATCCCGGGATCGCGAAAACGGCGCTTACGCTGGGCCAGTTGGCCGCGCGTCGGCGGTAAGGCCATGCGGGCGCGGCCGGGCTCCCCGGCGCTGCATTCCCCGGCAACGTCGCCGGCCGCGTCTGCACCTCTCACCTTTCAGGAGTAACGCGCATGCCTTGGGATGATGGATTGAATTGGGGCATCGACGACCCGCTGTACACCGACGATCCGTACGCCAACTGGGGAGGTGGCGCAGGCGGCGACGGCAGCGAACCCTTCAACCCGGACGACCCGTACGCCAATTGGGGCGGCGGTGCGGGTGGCGATGGCACCAACGGCAGCGACGATCCCTATGCCAACTGGGGCGGCGGTGCGGGTGGCGATGGCACCAACGGCAGCGGCGACGCGAGCGGTGGCGGCTTCGGCATGCCCAACCTGTCCAGTGTTCTAAGCGGGGGCGGAAACGCCATCGCCACGTTGTTCAAGTCGCTGGGCATCGTCGGCAAAGACGGCAGTTTGAATCTCGGGAACCTGCTGTCGTTCCTCGGCGTGGCCGGTGGCGGCATCAATGCGGCGAATGCCACCGGCAAGGCGTCGCAGCAAATGCAGGACGCGGCGAACAAGGCCAATGACCTGGCCACGGCGCGCATCGACGGCGCGGCGGCCAACTACAAGCCGTACATCGACGCCGGGCAGGCCGCGGTCGGGAAGATGGCCAACTTCGACACGTCGCCGCTAGGGGCTAAGTTCGTCGCGCAGGGCACGCCGTCGAACCTGTCGGCCAAGTTCGCGTCGGCACCGCTGACGCTCGGCGCCATCGCCGCTCGGAGGTAGGGCAATGAATCTCACCGCACGGCAGGTCCAACTGCTGAACAGCAACGATCCGAAGGACACGGCCGAGTTGCTGTCCTCGCTCGGCGGCGACGAGTATCTGCTGCACCAACTGAACAACGCATTCGGCCCCGGCGGGCAGTACTACGACCCGTTGAAGTATGGCCACACGTCGCAGCCGGCGCAGGGGTGGAAGATCGGCACCGATGTGTATCAGGACTACGCCGACCAGATGGTGAAGGAAGGCAAGGGCGCCATCGCCAACGGGTACTACATCCCCAATGGTTCCGGCGGCGGCATGACGGTGGACCCCAGCACGTCATGGTCGGGCGTCAACGCCAGCGGCGGGTTCACCGGCGGCACCGGCACCGGCGTCCTGGGGCAAAACGGCATTGTCACCAACGGCGACACGTACACCAACTGGACCGCGCCGAATACGCCGGGGTACGCGCCCAGCTCGGCCACCAACGCGCAAGCGCAGGGAGGCGGCGCGAGCGCGTTGCACAGCGGCGGCATGGGGTCATCCACTGGGCCTGGCGCCGCGGGCTCGCCCATGACCGGCAGCAGCGGTGCGCTGCCCGGCGCGCCGGCCATGCCCACGAGCACGTCGCCTGCGGGCGCGGCTGGATCGCCGATGACGGGCAGCACCGGCACGCCGGGCGCGCCCAGCACCGGGGCGCCGGCATCCGATGGACTGTCGCGCGTGAGCCCCGGCAATCCCATGGATTTCTTCGACGATGCCGGCTACAAGTTCCGGCTCGGAGAGGGGCAAAAGGCACTCGACAACACGGCCGCCGCGCGCGGCAACGTGCTGTCGGGCCCGACCATGAAGGCGCAGACGCAGTACGCCGAAGGGCTCGCATCCGACGAGTACGGCAAGGCATATGACCGCTTCACCAACAGCCGCGACTTCAACGAAAATGCGTACCGCGACACCCGCAACTTCGACAATTCCAACCGCATCGACTCGCGCAACTTCGACAACTCGAATCGGATCGACTCGCGGAATTTCGACAACTCGAATCGGATCGACTCGCGCAACTTCGATTACACGTCGTCGGTCGGTGATCGGAATTTCAACGAGGATCAGCGGCGCTACGACCTGAACACGAATTTGGGGCAGGCGAACGTTGACCGCAATTTCTCGTACGGCACGCTCAGGGATCTGGCTGGGCTCGGCATGAACGGGGCGAACGGCAACTCGACGTTGCAAGCGGCCTTGGCGAACCTCCTGTCGAACAACACGCTGGCCGGTGGCGGCGCGCTGGCCGGCGGCACGGTGGGGGGTTCCAACGCCACCAACGCCATGATCACGCAGCTGCTCAATCTCGTGTTCGGCAATAACCTGGTCAACACGCTCGGAGGCGCAAAGCCGTGATGGGCTTCGATCCGTCGATTCTGCTGGGCGCACAGGGCGTGCAGGTGCCGGATCCGGTCAAGCAGTTTGCGACCACGCTATCGCTGGGCGATCTCGCGCGCCGCGGGCGCATGGGCGATCTCGAGGAAGATCAAGTGCGCCGCGGGCTCGACGCGCAGAAATCCTACGAGTCGGCGCTGCCTGACCTGGTGCGGTCCAACTTCTCAACCGATGCCATCGTCAACGCGGTGACGACGAATCCGCAGGCGGCCGGCGCGATCCTCAAGGAATCGGACGCCCGCCGCAAGGCGGCGCTTGACCAGCGCAAGACGGCCGCCGACGCGGGTAAGACGGAGGCCGAGACGCGCAAGATCGACCTGGCGATGGTCGGCGGCATGGCGCAGGCGATCCTGACCAATCCCGGAGCGGGCGCGCGCGACCTCGACACGCTGGCCGGGGTGATGTCGCGCGTGGGCATCGACCCCAACTCATTCGGCGACCGCGGCGGCAATCCGGCTTCCTGGGTCAAGGCGGTGGCCTCGTCGTCGATCGACGCGGCCAAGCAGATCGAGTTGTCGGGCGCGGCGGACACGCGCGCGGAGACGGGGCGGCACAACGTTGCTACCGAAGGGCTCACGGCCGATCAGCAGCGCGAGGCGGCGCGGCACAATCGGATGACGGAAGGGTTGACGGCGGCAGGCCAAGCGCAGGGCATGACGATCGCGAATATGCAGGATGCCCGCGCGCGCGATCTCGCCACGGCGACGCGCGAGGCGAACCAAGGCAACCGCATCGACTCGCAAACGGCGGCTTTGGCCAAGTTCGTTGATTCCAACGCGCTGCCGAACCTGCTCACCTCGGCCAACGCGCTCGACGCAACGATCCAGAAGTACAGCGGCGTGCGCGATATGCCGGGCGTCGGCATGATCGACGCCAATAAGCCGAATTGGATTCAATCGACCGAGGGCAACAAAGTGCGGTCGCAGATCCAGGCGGTGGCCAACGATCTGCTCAAGCTCTACAGCGGCGGGGCGGTGACGGCAAACGAAGCCGAGCGGCGCGCGACGGAAATGATGGCCTCGGGCACCTTCAACGAAACCGACCTTCGCAACGCCTGGCCACTGGTGAAGGGGCGCATCAACGCGGCCGTCGCCAATGCCCGCGGTGGTTTCTCGCCGGAAGCGATTTCCACGTACGAGCAGCGCGGCGGCATGAAACTACGCCCGATCGGCAGCGATCCGGCGCGCGAGGCGGTGCAGGGCGGCAGTGCCGGCCCGTTGTCGGCTGCGCCGGCCGGGTCCGGGGTCGACTTCGTGTACACGCCTGGCGGGGGCCGCTGATGCCGCGCGTGCAAGTTCAAGGGGTGGGCGTCGTCCAGTTCCCCGACGACTTCACGCCCGATCAGATCACGGCCGCTATCGAACGCGACATTCTGCCGCGCGTGGCCACGAACAAGCCCGACGTTGGCGCGGCGCGCAAGCAAATCGCGGAAGAAACCGGCCCGCTCGAATCGGTCGCGATCGGCGCCGGCCGGGTGGTCGACCGCACGCTCGCCGGGGTCAAGCAGGCGATTCTCGGCGGATGGCTGCCGGAGTCCATGCAATTCGGCGATACCAAGGCCAAGCTCGCCGAGTTGAAGGCGACGCAGGACGGGAACAACACCGCGTACCAGGCGCTGCAGGAAGCGCATCCGCTCGCGACGACGGGCGGCGAAATCCTCGCGACGTTGCCGGTGGGCGCAGTCGGCACGGGCTACCGCGCGGCCATGGCGGCCGGCGCGCTGCCGGCGATGCTCGAGTACGGCACCGCGGGCGAAAAGGTGCTTGGCGGGGCCGCCGGGGCCGCCGGTGGGGCTGCTGGTCAGGCGCTCGGGAACCTCGTGGGCAAATTCGTGCGACGCGGCGCCGATGTGCCTCTGGCCGATGCGGAGCGCGCCGCGCTCGTCGATGCGGCACAACGAGCGGGTTACGATCTGCGCCCCGACCAGATCACCGGCAAGACGTGGCAGCGCAACCTAGCGGCGGCGCTGCAGCAGAACCCGGTTACGTCGGGCGCCATGGAAGCGCACGCCGCCAAGCAGGCGGCGACGACGGAGCGCCTGGTCGATTCGGCGGTGAATCGCGCGGGCGGCTACATCGACCAGCCGTCGGCGGGCGCCGCGGCGAGCACCGGCATTACCAAGGGGCTAGAAGCGGAAGCGGCCAAGATCAACACGGCGTACAAGGACCTGCTCGCCGGTCGCGACGTGGACATCGAAGCGTTGCGGCCTGTCCTGACGCAGATTCTTGACCAGCAAAAGGCACTCCCGGAGCACCTACAGGGCTCGCCGGCCGTCGAAGGGCTGCGGCAGTTGTTGGGCGATCAGAATTATGCCGCGAAGGCGCGCACGCCATTCGCGCGCCCGGCGCTTGACGAGACGAAGGACGACATCATCACGGCGATCCGCAAGCTCGGCGGGGTGTCGCCCGAGGACGAGGCCGTCGGCTCGCTGGCCAAGGCCAACCCGTTCGCCAACGATCCGCGGCTCGGCCCGGTATGGCGCCGGCCGGCGTTCGCGACGAGCGCGGCCAGCAACACTAGCGCCGGGCACTCGCTTGACCGGATGTCGGAATTGCTGCGCGAGCGCGGCTATCCGGTACAGGGCCCCAACGACGTGATGGACGCCATTGCCGAAGCGGGCATAGGTCGCCCGATCTACTCCGACGCATTTGACCACCGCGCTGCGCAGGCGGCCGAAGATCCGCTTGCGGTCGCAATCGCCGGGCTCAACCAGCGGCTCGACGCCAAGGCTGCGCCGAAGCCCGCAGCGCCCGGCTACCTGCGCGACAACCCCACGGTCGACGGCGAGCTCGCGCAGGACATGCGCAGCGGCTACCGCATCAAGTCCGAGGACGCCTACGCGCGCAGCAAGAACGCCGAGGGCGACGCCTGGCGCGAAATGCGCGACGCGATGGATGGCGTGATTCGCAAGGCATTGCCCTCAGCGGAAAAAGAACAATTCGACGCGATCAACACTCGGTATGGGTTGGGCGTGGCACTCAAGGTGCTGCCGAAGCGCGACCAGCAGACGCTGTTGAAGCAGATCTATCGCGGATTCAACTCCGAGGACGAGTTCGCGGCCTTTATCGCCATGAGCCCGGACAAGGAATTCAAGGAAGTGGCGCGCGGGTTCCTGTCCGATCTGGTCGACCGCGCGCGGGACAAGGCGGGGAACGTGAGCGCGGCGCGCCTCGGGCGCGCGACGCGCGGGGCGGACGACGAGGCGATGCGCCTGCTCGGCGGGGATTCAGCGCGCGAGCTCGCGACGGTCGGCCGGATCGGTGAGACGCTGCTGCCCGATATCGGCAACAGCCAAACGTCGAATCGTGCGGTGTGGCTGCGAGCACTGCAAAACCCGTTGACGCTGGCCGGCGCCGGGCTCGGCGGGGCGGGCGGCAGTGGGGAGGGTGGACCGGGGGCGATCGCCGGGGCCGCGGCGGGCGCGTTCCTGGCTCCCAAGATCGCAAGCAAGGTGTTTTTGTCGGATCTCGCGCAGCGCGCCGCGCTGCGATCGTCCAAGGCTTACAGCGGGGTGCCGGGGTTGCGCGACATCGACCCCAAGATTGCCGAACTGCTGGTCAATCTTCTGCGGGGCTCGAGCGCTGGATTGGGTATGGCCGCTTCGGATTGATCGGCGAGAACAAGGCATCCTCCCACGTTGGGCGCCAGCGGCGCACCGCCCATAGGGCAAGGCTTTTCACCAGCAGGAAGAAAAACGGGGCAATCGCCGCGGCGAGGAAGTAGCGCACCCATCAACCATAGGACGAAAAGAACGCGATGGCAACCTCCCAGTTTGCCTTTCCCCTTGGCGTGCCGATCTTCCGGTGGTTTGACGGCAATGGCGCCCCCGCGGCGTCGTACCAGGTGCAGACGTACGTCGCCGGCTCGGCGACCCCGCTGGCCACCTATCCCACGTACGTCGACGGGCTCTCTGGCACCAACGCGAACACCAATCCGGTCGTGCTCGACGGCAACGGCGCGGCGCAGATTTGGGTGCAAGCGGCGTTCTACAAGGTCGTCATCCTCATGCCGGTGGCGTTGGGCGGCGCCGTCGTCTACACGCAGGACAACGTGCCTGTTGCCTTCGGCTACCCGCAGCCATACCCAACGGAATGGGTGCGTGAGGCCAACACGCTGGCCTACGTGAGCGCCAACGCCTTGAACGTCATGGGCGTGGACGTGACGTCCATCTACCACACGGGGCGGCGGATCAAGGCGCAAGTCACCGCGGGCACGGTGTACGGTACGGTCAAGTCCTCGTCGTTCGCGGTCAACACCGGCGTCAATATCCAATTCGACTCGGGCGGCGCGCTCGACGCGGGCCTGTCGGCGCTCAACTACGGGATCATCTCGTACGCGAGCCCTTCCTATCTCGATCCTCGTACAGCTCTGTCGGTCAAGCTGACGGCGAACCAAACCGGCTTCGCTGCGGCGACCAAGCTTGCCGGGTGGACGGTGGAGCTCGACAGCAACAACGAGTGGAATGCGGGCAGCAACCGCTGGGTGTGCAACTACCCCGGCCGGTACATCGTCGAGCTGCAGACGGAGTTCCTGGACACGGCGGCCGGCGCCGCGGTGACGCCGCAGATCTACAAGAACGGCTTGTCGGTGCGGCAGGCAGCTTCCCGGGCGTTCTCGACGGTCAGCAACATCACGTCGGCCGTCGTGCGTTACGTGTTCACGGCGACCAACAACGACTTCATCGAGGCATTCGTGCTGGGCACCGCGGCGACTACGGTGCAGGGGTCGAACGGAACCGTGCTCACGGTCGTGAGGTTGCCGTAATGGGCGGCGAGGATCAGTGGGACGGCGACGAGCGGCGAAAGGATCAGAAGTGGCACGTCGGCAAGGAAATCCCCATCGCGGTGCTGCTGGCCGTGGTCGCGCAGACGTTCGGCGGTATCTGGTGGGCGGCATCCCTGTCCGCGAAGATTGACGCGGCGATTCAGACGATAACGGAGTTTAAAGCCGAGCGGTACACCAAAGACAACGCGCACCAGGACCGCGAGCTATTCCTGCAACTGGTGGAACAGCAACGACAAGCCGATCGCGAACACGAGCGACGAATTGGCGACCTTGAAATGCGGGCGCGCAAGTGACGCCATCCCCGCAACTAGTGGACTTCGTGGCCGCCTGGGAGGGCTTCCGCTCCGATGCCTACCTAGATGCGGTCGGCGTGCCAACGCTTGGCTTCGGGTTCACGCAAGGCGTGCAGATGGGCGATACGATCACGCTAGACGACGCCAGAGCGCGGCTTGCTGACACGCTGGCCGACTATGCCCGCGAGCTTGCCGCCTACATGGTCCGCGATCCGTCGCAGCAACAGGCCGACGCACTCTTGTCGATCGCTTACAACTGCGGAGTGAAGGCTATCGGCAACTCCGGTGTTATGCAGCGGTTCAACGGCGGCAACGACGAGGGCGCGTGCGAGCGGTGGCTGTGGTGGGACAAGGCCGGGGGGCGATCCCTGCCGGGGTTGCACCGCAGGCGCGTTGCCGAAGTAGCGATATACCGCGACGGTGACTACTCACAAGTCCCCTGACCGCTGGGTAGCCTTCTGGCGGAGATTCGACCAGGCGCGCGCAATACCTCGTACCTGCCTGTTCGCTTACGCGGCGATGACTTGGTACGTTTCCATGTGGTTCATGGCGCTTCCGAAGCCCGAGAGTGCGCAGGGCATGTTCGTCAGCGTGGTTTATGGCGCGATCCCGTTCCTGCTGAATTTCTACATGCAAAACGGTGTGCAGTGGACGCCGCCCGCCTCCTACATGCCCCGTCCGGGGCGCCCTGATTTCGTGGACGACCGATGACCCAACGCGGCTTCGTTATCCCCCTAATGCTGATTCTCTACGCCGTCGCGGCTCTGGCCGTGCTGGGCGCCGTGGGCGTGGCAAAGCACAAAGTTGAGCATTGGTGCAACGTCGCTTGTACCGATGCCCGCCACGAGCGTGACCAGCTCGCCGCAGAGAAAAAGGAAGCCCTGCGGCGGGAAGCGGCGATAGCAACCCTGTACGGAGCGCAAGTAGCCGCTACGCAAGCGGCAGAGAGCAAACGAGACGAGGTGCGCCATGACACGTTTACGCCACTCCGCAACCGCGCTGTTTCTTTGGGCGCTGGCGTGCGGGTTCC